GAAATCTTGCCCCAGGATGGGGCCGTGTTAACGCCTCCGGAAATTAGAGCATTTCCAGTTGCCACATCTGCTAGCTTAGAGAGAGCAGTAGTGGTTGATGCATATAGAATATCTCCTATAGCATAAGAAGCCTGTCCCGTACCCCCATAAATAGCTGCTGTAGGATTTGTTAGATTTAGAGTAGTCGCAGTTAGAGTCCCGTTTACTGTTGCAGTAGTTGCTCCATAGGAAGAACTGCCTGCCGTAAAGCCGTTGGCAGATACAGGGGCGGAAGAGAAGGTCTTAACACCTGCAACGGTCTGGCCAGTGGTTAGATCAACAAAATTCTGTGTACCTGATCCAGTACCGCCATTGGCTACTGGGAGGACTCCACTCACTGCTGCAGTTAAGGATACCTTGCCCCAGCTTGGTGCTGTACTTACTCCACCTGATAGCAACACGTTGCCAGTTGCTACATCAGATAATGCCGATAGGGCAGTGGTAGTAGATGCATATAAGATATCTCCAACAGCATAGGTTCCTATTCCAGTACCACCATAGATAGTTCCAAGTGGATTGGTGATATGTATGGTTGTAGCTGTGAGGGTTCCATTTACCGTCGTACTAGTAGCCGCATAAGTACTAGAGCCAATAACAAGACCGGACGATGAAATAGATCCATAGCCAGTAGAGCTACTAGAGTTACCAAAGTATACTAACCCCGAAGGTGTTAGGGAGGTGAGATAGGTATTTGCGGTATCGGTACTGATGAATTGTGTACCATTATAACTTAATGTGCCTCCAGATCCAGAAGCAAGAACATGGACATTATTAGTAGATCCACCATCATAGACATATATTCCGTCGCTATTGGTGGACTTGTTAAAGTTAAAGGTGATCTTTCCCGTGGATTTATTAGAAGCCAGGTTAAGATCATTACCAGACTTAGACTGAAGAGTTATGCCGTCCCATGTGCTGCCGTTGACTGCAATGCTTATATTGGCATTGACAAGTCCGGCGCTATCAACCCAGAACTCCTTAGCTCCACCGCTGGTTAGCTTTACATCAAATAGATCTCCACTCTGTCCAGCCTGCCCATATATAGTAACAGGAACATCGCTAGTGCTATTGGAGGTAAAGCTTGATACTCCCACGACTCCAAAGAGATTACTAGAGATTGTTATTCCTGTGACGGAATAGGTTCCACCGGTCATACCTGTAGGACCATAGGTAACAGATCCTACGGTATATGAACCATCAGCAGCTATTTTAGCTATGTAATGATTAGGCAGTGCCGAAGGCGAAGAGTAGACGTAAAGGGCCTGATTGCCACCATCCTGATCAAGCACAATAGACCAGGTTTGACCTGATTTATTGACGCTGGACATAGGAGCAGCATTAGACATTCTCGGTGGTTTCCTTAGAAATTAGTCCCTTGGCTATATGATGATAAAGAGAGGCATAGGTCGATGGAGTAAAGCTCTGGTCATGGCTATACAGTACCTCTAAAAGCTCCTGAGATACCCCATGAAGGGTCTCTTGATCCATCTTAGTTTTATGTTTTTGGTGCTTAGCAAAGGCATCATGTATATGCTCTATTGATGCATTGGTAAGCTCATGAAGCCAAGTGCACGCCAGGTGCACAGCATGGTGATTGTGGTTATGCTCTGATTCAGTATGAAAGGGCTTGACCGGTCTTGTAAGTTGCCCTCTTTTGATTAGACGATCCATAGTATCTCTAAGCATTAGAATCCTGTACTTATGACGCCTAAGGTGAAGGTCAGCGCTGACGAAGCTGAGTTAGTTATTTGGAACTGCACCTGGCTTGGAGATACGGTCTGGAAGTCTACATTCGAATCGGCTACGGATATTCTTTGAGTGAAGTTATCATTCGCTAAGATATAGACCTGAGCATTCGAAGTCTGAGGCTGATACCAGGAATGGGAACCAGACCACGACACAGCATAGGTGCTGGCTCCTGTACCATTATTAGAACACTGACCCCACACAACCCAAGTATAACTTCCGGCAATAGCAGAGCCATTGAAGTAGTGGATAGTTCTTGAGGAGGTTATACCCGTTGTGGTTATGGCACTTATAAGGGTATTCGTAGGATCATAAAGCAGAACTGCTATAGAGCTAGTGCCTTGAGAATTGCTTGGAGTTATAACCGTATCAAGGCTAAGTGTAAGTTGAGTTCCAGAAGCAGCTGGTGCAACAGTATTAGCTGGGGTGCTATAAGACGCTACATTGCCATCATGATTGGTGCATGTAAGGATGGTGGAGTTAAGGGTCTGATGCCATCCTATCGTACCGGATATCATTGTAGTATAGGTTTCAGTTCCGGTCCCAGTATTAGTACACTGAGCCTGAATAACCCAGCTATATGATCCAGCTACGGCTGCTGAGTTGAAGTAGGTGATAGGAGTAGTATTGGTTACAGGCCATGACTGAATAACTGTTCCAGTGGGACTCTTAAGGCTAACATTGTACGTTGTAGCGCCCTTCGAATCAGATGGCAGTGTAATAGAGCTCGGCGTGAAACTAAGCTGTAGCCCTGAGTTGATAGGGGCCAAAGTAGTTGGATCAGTGCTGGCCGTAGAAGTACTTGTAGAAGCATTGTTGGAGTATACAGTCGCTCCAGTGGCTTGTAGAATATACCATCCCACCGTTGAGGTCATGGTGGCCGCATAATTACCAGTTGTTGGACTACCAGATTTTACTACTACTGCATTGATATTCCATGTATAACTGCCACCAATGGCAGATCCATTAGAGTAGCTTAGTGTTTGCGTAGTAGTAATAGAAGACCAGGCCTGGACCTGTGTACCGGCAGAATTTTGCAGAGTTACATTGTATGATCCAGTACCTGCAGAATTGCTGATAGTAGAAATAGCTGTAATCTGGAACGTCAGTTGAGTTCCTACAGATACAGGCGCAACCGTACCAGACGGTGTGGCGTAGGCCGATGGGACACCGTTAGCTGTATTGTATTGAGTAGATGTTGTGGTTACAGCCTGATACCAAGTCAAGGTCCCGGCTATATGGTTTCCATAAGAATCTATAGCAGTACCGGTATTAGTACAGAACGACTGAACAGTCCATGTATATTGTCCCGCCGAGGCAGCTACTTGATACCAGGTTAGAGTAGCACTCGCAGTTAATCCAGCCCATGTCTGCCTAGTAGTAGCAGAAGAGTCCTTCAATATAACTGTCCATGTAGACGATCCATTAGCATTACTACCAGCTGTTAAGCTAGATATGTTGAAGCTAAGCTGAGTAGCCGGGCTAGTTGGGGCTATAGTTGTTGGATCAGTGACAAAACTAGATAGTGCCCCGACATTATTACTATAGGTAGTTGTAGTAGTACTTTGACTCTCAAACCATCCAGCAGTTGCAGTTAGAGAATTGCTATAGGTGGCAGTGGCCGTATTAGTAGTGGTGCAGTAAGAATAGACACTCCAATGCCAGATCCCTCCAGGATCAGAAGCGTTAAAGTATGTAAGGGTCTGAGTACTTGTTACACCCGTCCAGTGCTGGGCCTGCGAACCATCCGGTCTTAGTAGAGATATAGAATACGCCGAAGATCCAGCGCTATTTGATCCAGCAGTAATTGCTGTGATATTGAAGCTTAGCTGTAGAGCCCCAGTAGTTGGAGCTAAAGTACCAGATGGAGTAGGATAGCTAGCTGTAGATCCATTATTAGCCGTATAGGTAGTGACAGATACATTTACATTCTGATACCATCCGGAACTTACATTACAGCTATTTGCATAGTTTACTGTAGTAGTAGCTGTATTGAGGTTATTGGTAATCGCAGCTGCTATAGACCAGGTATACGTACCAGATATAGCTCCAGGAGCACTGTAGCTAAGAGTAGTGTTCCCTGTTACATTCCAGGTCTTAACTACAGCAGAGGATGGATCTGTTAGGCTAACCGCCAGAGCACTAGTTCCGCTGCTATTTGAGACTGCTACTACAGAAGATAGAACCAGTGTTAGCTGCTGTGCTGAACTAGTTGGAGCCAGTGTGGCTGGGTCCGTAGTAAAGGTGGATGCTGTACCAGATGGAGTTGTATAAGTATAAGTACCACCAACCGGTGCCTCATACCAACCAGCCTTAGCATTTACAGAAGCATTATAGGTTGCCCCTAATACATTATTAGAAGAGGCAGTAGCGAAAATAAGCCAGCTATAAGTGCCAGTAGAGGGCCCACTAGCGCTCCAAGTAAGAGTCTGGTTTGTCGTGATACCTGTCCAGGTATTGAGAGTTGTAGAGCTTGGATCTTTCAATACTACTGTGAATGAGCTAGATCCATTGGCATCAGACGGCACAGAGATGCCAGATAATACCAAAGTATGCGGAGTACCAGCATTTGGTCCCAGAGCTACATTGCTAGTAGTAAGAGTCTGTGTAGATCCATTGGTAACTGTATAGGTATAGTTAGTAGTTCCAACACTTTGGTACCATCCGGCTTGTGCAGATACCTGGACAAGGTAAGAGGCTACATTGGTATGTGTATCTGTGGTAACAATACCTGTTAGATTCCATGTCCATACACCTGCTGGCGATCCGGCTGTAGAATAGGTAAGTGTTTGATTTGTACTAACAGTCCAAGACTGAACCATAGAATTGTTGGGATTGAATAGCTGTACTTGAAGGGCACTGGATCCATTAGCATCTGATGGACAGTTGATTCCGGTCAATACGAGAGTATGCGGCGTTCCAGACGAAGCTGCTAAGGCGCTTACTGGAGTGGTTAATGTATTAGTTGTACCACTTGTATCTGTATAAACATACGTTGTCGGATTAACCGTAGAAACATACCATTGCGCAGTACCAGTCAATACTCCGCTATAGCTATCAGATATATTCTGAGTGTTATTCACAGACCCAGAAATAGTGCAGGATGTATATCCCTTCCATACATATACGCCTGAAGCCGCTGAGGCATTGAAATATGTTAATACTTGTCCGTTAGTAACCGATAAGAAGGTAGCTGCTACTGTGGAGTCAGGACGAAGTAAGGTTACGTTGAACTGAGATGAACCATCAGCATTACTAGGTATCGTTAAGCCAGAGATGGTTAAGGATAATTGGGTTCCTGCATTGGTGGGTATTAGAGCTGTTCCTACAGTTGCGCTAAGAGATGGAGTAGAGGCTAGAGTTACTGTAGCTCCATTAGCAGTGGAATGAGTATAGGTTGTAGGAATAGTTACTAGAGTATACCAACCAATAGTACCGGCGATAGACCCGGCGTAAGAACTAGAAACATTGGCCGTAGAAGCAATGGATCCTAGTGCTGCAATAGAGAAAGCTTTCCATGTGTAAACCCCAGAAGTAGCTGATCCATCCGCATAGGTCAGAGTTTGAGTAGAAGTTATCCCAGTCCACGTCTGTAATAAGGCGTTGCTTGGGCTATAGAGCTGAACACTAAAGGAAGAGCCTCCATTACTATCAGATGGTACAGTAATAGATCCTACTGCAAAACTGAGCTGCGTGGAAGTAGAAGTTGGAGCAGATGCACTACCAGTTGAGGCAATAGCAACAGTAGAGCCATTACTCGTAGTATGTGTGTAGGTCTGAGGATTATTGACTGTTACATACCAACCAACAGTACCGGCGATAGTTCCTGGAATTGTAGTGGAGTAGTTATTCGTATCATCTGTATTTGTTGGAGTTGCAGATGTCTGCATTTTCCAAGTATAGATACCCGCTGGGGCTGATGCATTGAAGTAAGTGCAAAGCTGCGAGGTAGAAGAAATAGTAAAAGAAGCTACCTGAATAGCAGACGGATTTAGAAGAAATAGCGTCATCGTACCAGTACCAAATGAGCTTGTTGGCAATACAGTACCAGACCCAGCTATGAAGGTAATTGCAGTACTCGATGATACCGGGGCAATAGCAGAACCAGAACTTCCCACAGTTACTAAGGTACCGGGGGATGCTGTATGGGTATATGTCTGGGAAGTAGCTACTTGCTGATACCATGTCATTGTTGCCTGACATGAACCCGGGTATGAGGTAGAGTAGTTGGTCGTTGAGTCTGATCCACTTAAAATTACAGGTAGAGTAAATACTTTCCAAGTATATATCCCGGCAGCCGCGCTGGAATTATAGTAAGTGTAGGTAGTTGTGCTTGCCCTAAAGGTGGCAAGTAAAGCATTTGATGGAGAGTATAACTCTACTTGTAATGCTGTATCACCATTACTATCACTTGCGTTAGTAACATTACTTGGTGTCAGGGAAATAGCTGTACCTAAGCTTGTAGGAGCTAGAGTACTAGATGGGGTTGATCCAATAACAACCCTAGATCCATTAGTGGCGGTATGAGTATATGTCTGAGGATTAGCATCTGATTGATACCAAGACAAATTAGAAGTTCCACTAACTCCACGACTAGCAGTATTTGAACTTGTATTACTTATAATAGTTACTCTTATTTGGAATGTATAGACACCCGCAGGTACCCCAGCAGCATAGTAAGGAATAGTTTGTCCTCCAGTAACTGCTGTCCAAGTCTGCAAGACCGTTGATCCATTTGGAGCAATCAACCTTATATCTACAGAATACGATCCTGTACTATCGCTAAAGGATCCTCCAGTAAAACCATCAGAAGTTAGAAGAGGACCATTCCCAGTCTGATAGTGTAACGAGAAACTAGGGCTATATAAGGTAAGTTGATGAGCAGAGTCTACTGGAGCTTCTGTAACGCTTGGGGAAACTGCAAAATTAACCCAAGATCCATTAGCAGAAGTGTAGCTCTGGCTAAGCTGATTCCATGTAATAGAAAGTGTATTTGTATTACTTGCACCGGATATTGGACTATCTTCAGAGTCTACAGCATTGGTAGAAGAAGAAGATACTACCGTATAGACTCCATCATAGGGTACTGTTACGGAAAATGGTTGAAGGCCAGCAGAGGCTGTATACGAATAAGAGCTAGGACCTGTAATAGTTATTGTGTCTGTATATACAATTGATGTATAGACATCAATTGTATCCGTGCCTACATGATGAGTAGTATGAGTATAGGTACTTCTATAGTAGGAATTTACCGTTAGGCTTGTTCCTGCCATGCATGTGGTAGTAGATACTCCGGTAGTGACAGTTCCACTGCTAGTCTGCTGAACACTAGATCTAGTAAGGGATATTTGGGCAGTGCTGTAGCCGCTATCTCCATTAGCCTGGGAATGTAGAATATCAGAATAGGTAAGCGCATCCGCAGTACTGGCAATAGTCGCTGTAGATGTGGCAGTTGGAAGACTAGAGCTCTGCTGTTGGGTTACATATACCGGGGCATCGGCAGTACTAGAGATACTTGCCGTAGAGGAAATAGCTGAAGCCTGAGAGGTATTAGACTGATTAGAAGTAGTTATGGCATCAGCCGATGATGAAATAGAGCTAGTAGAACTACCGGAAGCCGAAGCGGTACTCTGTACCTGGCTAGAGCTACCGGGAACAGTAGTGGAGGAAATGGTAGCAGTGGAAGTTCCGTTAGCTCCAGTAGTAGTAGCTACATTAGTATATGTAGCGGGATTAGCTACTCTAGTGATAGTTGCTGTAGAATTCTCAGCTGTGTTAGTCCCAGTAAACGCATTGTTGGAATAGGTAGTATTGGCGTTCTGGGTTATAGAGCTGGTAGAAGCCTCTGGAGTAGTGGCTGTACTGTTCTGGGTATTTGCCACGTTGGCATGGAAAGTAGGAACTATCTGCGCTGTTGAACTAGCTGATCCACTGCCAGATTCTGCAGTCAGTGTAGGTACTGATCCAGTGCTACTTGTGATAGTCGGAGTAGAGGTATTGTTCTCTACTTGGCTATTGGAAATAGTTGCCGTGGTAGTATTAGATGAAGATGTAATGCTTGGAGTAGAAGCAGTAGAACCAACAGTACCCGTGAATGGATCATTACTAGTAGAAGAGTTTAGAGAGCTAGTAATGGCTGCAGTTTGGCTATCCGAGAATCCAGTAGTAACAGCTTGATTGACTGGAGTAGAAGAAATAGAACTGGTAATAGAAGGGTTACCAGTGTTGGAAAATCCTGTTGTATATTGTGGGGTAGTGGTAGACGGTGTGGTAGATGCAGTGATGGATGGAGCAGAACTATCTCCGATAGAGGCGCTCTGAACAACATTAGCAGTCACCGATGCTGTCGATCCTGTGAATGCAATCTTAGTGCTATAAGGGGCACTGGCCACATAAGGTGGATGATTGAATATCACGGTTATAGTAGAATTAGCCGCGATCTTTAAGGTCTCAGCAGTAGGAGCCGGAGAAGTCGCTGGATCAACTGTATTAACACTATAGATGAGAGAGCTACCATCAGCTATGGTATTAGCAACGGTAACTGCTCCTATCCCAGGTACATACCAGCTATAGTTACTTGATACGTTGTTGAAGATGTTTGCAGTTGTATTGGTATAAGTATTGCTCTGAGCCTTATCATTAGTAACTGTATTAGGACCAATCGTAGAATTGGCAATAGTGATAGGCTTCATATACGTACCATTGATCTGGCTTGAAGCAATAGTAGATACAACCTGTGAGGAGTTTGCTCCAAGAGGAACTTGTACTCCAGGCTGAGGGCTACCAAGGTTTAGACGGCCAGCGCTATCAATACCAGATTGAATAGGCGCATCCATTGTGCCATATGGAACCACAGAAGTTTGATCAGATAGTATATTAGAACTATAGGCCGTGGCGTAGGGACCAAACTCTAATTGTGGCTCTGAGAATATGAGGTTAGTAAGTGCTGTTAGAGCTACGCCGTTGGTTGCTGCAACAACAGCTACCCCGGTGACTCCACCTGGGATAGTATAGTTCTCATACTTAACACGGGACTTCCCATCAGAAGGAGTTCCTTGACCTAGCTGCTGATCAGCATGTAGAAGTCTTGTATTAAGACTATCATCAGTATTAACACTCCATAGCTCCCAAGCCGGTAGACCTGAACCGCCCTGGGTGCCTCCTGCGCATTGGATATTGCCAGATAGAGAACATATCTGCCCAGCTACAACTGCTATCGTGCCAAACTGCCATTGCAGTGGTCCGATACTGGTATTGATACCTGTAGGCTGTGAGAAAACAATACCCTTACCGCCTGATAGCCCCGTACCCGGAACAACAGAAAGTGCTCCAGCATGTGAGGTGTTGGATAGAGTAGACCCGAATTTGAGATCAGAGTCAGGGACAAGATTCTTTGCAGTACCGGTCACAGATCCAAAGAGAACAGCTGGATCATTATTAGCCTGACCTAGTGTGCCTATTTGTCCACCACCTGCACCACCACTAGGATTGAGGTTTAGCAGGGGATTGCCCTGCGCATCGGTGTGGATGATAGCTTGTCCGGCAATAGGTAGATTCTGTAATAGTCCTACTCCCAGAGAGAACTGGAAACTGTTAGGAGCAATCAGAACCGGTGGGCATCCTCCAGATGTGGAGAAGCCGATAGTTCCGTTAGTGACAAAGTTACCACCTGTCACAACTGCAGTAGCGACAGGCACAGCATCTACAAATGCTGTGATGTTCAAGGTAGAGCTATTTGGATTCTGAACAACTACTGCATAGCTATGTTCATTGGTATCCATTGGATAAGGAACACTATTAGCTTGATTGGATATATCATTCCAGACGTTATTCTGTAGTTGATAGATCTGGCATAGGCCGTTAGATTCATAATGGACTGTAATACCATTGGCGAAGGACCCGGCTTTAGGGCTTCCATCTGTATAGATAGCGAAGCCAAATGCACCAGCTATAGAGTTTCTTTGCATGGTTGCACCAATAGTCACCGAGGACCCTGGTCCAGCCGCAGGTTGCTGTCTAAGCCTAGAGCTGGCATAGAGCATTCTACTACCATTCAATAGCACCCAAGCTCCCGTAGAGCTATCGATAGTTATGCCGTCGATATTCCCGGTGATCGAGCTTTGGGTAGCGGAAGTGAAACTCACTGGAGCAGCTACAACAGGAGTAGATGTTTCCACTGGGGTAGGTACGACTGTCTTAGCTCCATAGACAGTTAGCTCAAGTAGAATCCCAGATGCTACGAGCTGTACGATATCTGTGGAGGTGTCAGCATCTGTATGCACAATGGATACAGACTGATTGGGAGCAAGACTATATTGAATCCCGCCCGCAGAAAAAGAAATCACCTGTGAGGATATATTCCTAAATGCCCTACGGGGCACGGAACTTTTCACAGTTGACGCGCCATAAATCTTTGGCATTAGGAAAATCCTTCAGGTGATTTGTGAACTTGCAAAAACCGGCTCGGGCCCACTACGGTGCCCGGCCGGTATGCAGACCCGTATATTACTATACGAGTAGCCCAGGGAGCGGATTTCGCGCCACTGGGGTTTGTACTTAGAACGGAACGAACGCCGATCCAGTGGCAGCTGGAGCCATTGCAGCAGAGACACCAGTGATACCGGTCCAACCTGGACCACCTGGGGCACCGGCAGAAGCAAAGTTGCTATATGCCTTGAATGTGTCTGTTGCACTTGGGAGAGATCCACTTACGAGGGTCAGGCGACCAGACTTGACAGCGTTAGCGATATTTACAAGCTGACCACTGCTGAAGCCCGAAAGATCAGCAGAGATGTTGTTAACCCTATTCAGGTTTACACCGGTAACGGCATCCCAATAAGATGCGCCATCATCTTGGATTACGCCTAGTACAGGGCTCAAGATGCGGGTATTGAGTTTAACTACGAGCGCCACGTATTGGCCCTCCTAAGAAGGTCTTACGACTTGCTAGCTGTCAGTGCTTCCCAGTTGGCCTGAGCCTGCTTCTGAACATCGTCGAACTCTTCGCTCCAACGGGAACGAGGAGATGCGAATAGGTTGATCTCATTGACATCAACGCCTTCTGGTAATTCGCCCTGAGATACAATTAGAAGACCGGCACGAATGCCTCTCTTCACTGCATCCAGCTTACTGGCGTCAAATCCGGAGAGGTCCTTGCTCTCTGGACTATCTAAGAATAGATTGACTCCAGTAGTTGGGCAATACCATGAGTTAGCTTCTGGGTTACGTGGGTTCAGCGCCACATGAAGTGGACTTGCTTTTTCTTTAGGCATTAAGCTCCTTTAGCTCAAAAAGAAGGGGTGGATGGATAGGGACTCCATCCACCCCTTTAGTACGTAGATTACTGTATTACAGAGACTTGACGATAAGTGGACGGTTGTACGATGGGGTAAGGCTGACCTTACGGATCTGTACGATACCGCGACCTTCGTTGTAGATACCTGGCGAATAACGTTCCTTGACACGGAAGGCGGTCATGTCTTCGAGAGGGTTCTTGAACTCCTCGGTAGACATGTCTTCACGAACAAGAAGCGCACCGACATTATCCTTATCGAGAAGGAACATGTCGAATGTACGAGCTACACGGTCGATTGGAGCGAATGGTGTCAGCACGATCTCGAAGCTGAATGGCAGACGCTGTGCAATGGACTGAGGTCCCAGCTCGATGTTCTTCACTGGGTAAGCAACGTTCTGTCCTGGGAAGACGACGTTCTGAGCTAGAGAGCCAAGAATGTCATTCTTTGCGAATACTGCCCACACTAGAGGGTGGATAAGCAGAGTCGTTGGGACATAGCCGTTGTACATCAGACCTGCGAAGAGGTCGATGAAGTCGAATACCGAGAGAGTGTTGTTTGGCTGACCGTCTGGGCCAAGACCAGTGGTGTGCTGGTTTGGATCCGAAGACTGGTTATCCATGAACACATGGCTGTGCTTGTAGAGCTCATTGAACATCCACTCTTCCTTGAAGCGGGCCATAGCACGGCCTGCATAACGTAGGTGGAGTCCGATGACATCCCATTCGCTGTCGGAGATCATCTCATCGGTCAACTTGACCATGAGACCGACTTTACGAACCTTCACTTCGAAGGTAGCACGATGCTTCTGGAATTCTAGGGTCTCTTCTTTGTATGGTTGTGCTTCTTCTACGAAGTGAGCACGGATCAGTCCGACAGATGGGAACTCAATGGAAGTACCTTGAGTTACACGGATCTGTGTGAAGAACTGTCCAGCTACGTAGATAGGTTCAGCGGCTTCGCGCATTACGCCCGTGATGATCTTGGGCATAAGGATGGCGGAGTCGTCTGAGTTCAGCGCTTCTTTAAGAGTTACGCGGGGAACGTCAGTTCCTTCGGTTGTCTTCCACGAATCCGCGTTGCGGTCCGCGTTAAACCGATTATACGACTCCTGGAAATGCGCATTAACTACGTCTAGGTAGTTCTCAGCGGTTAAGGACAGAGCCACTATGGCCTCCTGGGGGTCTCAGTGATGGTCGTAGCAGAGAGCTCTGGCTTCGACCGGGAGTCCCGCTGCTGGATATCTTACAGGTTACGATGCCTATAAGGCCCCATTGCCGGGGCCCAATAGTGGTTCTGAATTACAGGATGTCTACCAGAATACGAATTTCACCAACGGCACCCTTGAAGTCGATGTTCGATGGAACACCAACGACCTGGTTCTCAAGAGAGGTATAGGTGAATGTATAGGTTTCTGTACCAGCCTGGCCAGGAGTCTTGATGTAGACAATACCACGGTAGCAGTCAACTGTGTAGTCGATGTTCTCGACTAGAGGAGTTGTCAGATCAGAAGTATTGTATACGAGCATCTTGGTTGGGAATGGATGGTCAGGAGTTGGGTTTGTAGCTCCCTGACGGTCGCGGGCAATACGCTTGTGCGAAAGAGTAATCTTATTGACTACTGCAGTGCTATCGAAGACGTTTTGTGTACCGTTACCAAGTGCGGCTTCTGTGTAGTCCACAGCGGCCATGCGGGCACCATCGGTCAAGCCGGGGATACCCATCGCATCCCAGATCTGCTCTGGGAAACGAGTTACTAGGTCGTTGTAGTCGTAGAAGCCAGGGTATTGACCCTGCTGTGCATTAAGGTCAGGACGTCCGGAAGTGGTCGTACCACGAGTACCATTAACCGTATCACCGGCTGCGCCATCTGGGGTTGGCAGAGGAGCATTGATATCGTATGGGTTGAACATTTCGGACTGACCGTCGCCTACACCGGCACGGGAAGTGAACTCCCACATTACCCACTGTAGCCAACCTTGGACTGGAACAGAACGGTCGATGTGGATGACCTGGCCGACGCACTGGGCGACATTAGATCCATCCCACTTCACTAGCTTACCGTTTGCATCAGACATAACACGGTCGCCTAGAGCAATAGCTCCGACGGAACCGTCATAAACGCATCCCCACTTCATGGCCTGAGCCAGAGCGGTGTTGGATCCGAAGTATGGAAGAGCGATGTAAGCCTTACGAGTGATCGTAGGGTAGTTGCCCTTCATACGGTCGTTAAGACGCTTGTAGCAGTTCTTGAAGGCAATACCGACAGGTACGTTGGCCTGACGAGTGTAGGAGCCATAAGGTCCTGCAGTCGTAGTGTTTGTACCGCCGTTGGCGATTGTCAGGCATGGAGCCATGAAATCGACGTCGTAGTCCTTAGTATAAGGAGCGCCTGCACGGTGAGCAACTACCAGACCCTTAGGGATCTGTACTTCAGCTGGGCGGAAGTATGTACCCTGGAATGGATAGGTGAACTGGACTGGCAGGTTAGGGTCGGTGATGAAGTTCTCCGCGATGCGGTTTACCTGATCACTGATTTCTAGACGGTTCTGTGTGCGGAAAACATTGTTTGGACCGTCTTCAAGTACCCAGGAGCCACCATTAGGAAGAATTGGCATTTATCTACCTCTTACAGCCCCGGCACACTAACACCATAGAGCTGAAAGAAGATGTGGACTTACTGCCGCTAATTGGCGGCGCGAAGGTTACTTACTACGACTGGCTTTTATTGCAGCCGAGACAGTCTCCCGGCTTTTCTTTGATCCTAAGAAGGCGCTGATGATATCCTCACGGGTGAGGGTCGGCTTGTCTTCTTCGGAATTCTCATCTTCGTTGGTTCCAACGGACATACCAGACTTGGTAAGGCGCTGGATAACGAGTACTTCATCTGGATTAGCTTCCTGAAGAGTAGTCAGGACTCCATTCAGATTCTCTGCACTTTCCTTGGTAAGCTCTGTAACACGTGCCTCGCGGGCATCTGGTGCTACATTTTCAAGGGCGAGAATCTTCTCCACTACCGAGGCCTTCGTCTGGCTTTCGGCAGAGATCTTTAGTTCACTGACCTGCTCTACGAGCTCGGCATTTTCAGTCTCACGTTCCTCTACTAGAACCTTCAGGTCAGCTAGCTGGCCCTCCAGAGTAGCCACCTTAGTGGTTAGCTCTTCGGTTCCAGCTACTGGAGCAGTCTCTAGGGTGATACCATTTGCAGCAAGGAATTCCTTAGCAGCAGTGATTTCAGCCTGAGTCTCCTCATCTGTAGACGCAGAGAAGCCGCGCTTTAGGGCGGCGGCACGGAGCTTCTTGAGTACCTTAGCTTGTTCGGTTTTGGTCAGTCCAGAGATCTGGCCACAACGAGACAGAGCAGTGACGAGCTTAGCTACTTCGATCTTGCCCTTATTATCCTTGAAAGGAAGTATACGGAGGGCCTTCTCACCCACCGTTTTAACTAGAGCAAATGCGGAATCTGGTAGATCTGCTGTATTCGTGCTCGATAGTACGGACTCTTTGATCTCATTCAGCTCAGCTTCTAGATCTTCGTTGTTTTCTAAGATGTAGGTAGCGAATTTCTCAAGCTCGGCCTGAGTATAAGTGTGAGTATCGGATAGCTCATAAGTTGCTGCTTCCGATGTAATAGCCGTATATAGCGAGAGGACATCGGCATCCAGTTCGGTGCGGAAGGCCTGGCATAGCTCAGCTACCGACTTCTCGGTGACTGTCTCTGTAGTAGCCGCTGGATCAGTATTTGTAACGTCAGCCACGGGATCTCCTGTATTAGTTTGGACTGATTCCACAACGGCAGGGGCATCAAGTAAGTGAGTAACTGCACCAGTAGATTCGGTGAAGGCACATTCCATTACTTGCATAGACTTAGCTATGCTACGCATGTCCGAGGGAACATTGACTATCGAGTATTCACGGGCCCATACGTTCCCGATTTGGATGTGAGCACGACGAGCACCGGCTTCATGGTCGATAGCTTCGATCCAGGAACCCTCGGCTTCATGACCCTTAGGGGCTTTCTTATACCACTTGCCGCGTTGGTGATCGCACCAGTTGGTTAGACGGTCAGCAGAACAGATAGAGCAATTAGCCTTATCTACGTCCATGCCGATGGAACCGGTAGCATACTCTCCGCGAAGGAACTTCTGGATAGCATCGGGTTGGGTGATGAGGGCAGTAATCTCTACATGTCCCTTTTCAGCTCCCGCCTTTTCCTTCCACTCAGCCTTTTTGACACGACCGATAGGATCTACGGTTGTATCATGGTTGAGGAGGATAGGAGCCTTATAGGGATTGGTCCAGCTCTCCAAACCACCAATTTGTCCCTGATCATTGCGGACCTTATTGGTTAGACCTTCGCGAGTGTAGAACGTATCGTTCCGCGTAAGTCCTTCATGGATAGCTGCAAATGTTACTTCTAGACCTTGCTGGCCTGCATCACCTTCGGTGACTAGAGACTCAATGACATGAGTCTGAGCTGCCTCGTTAAAAACAGGCAGAGCAAATGCAAAGTCTTCGTTGAAGCGCTTAAGAGCCATTACTTCTTCCCTTTGCAGAGAGTTTGTAGGACTTGCTCACAGGTCGCCATATCGGTCACAATCTGACTTCCAGAAAATCTTAGGAATGTCCATCCCTGTTCTTCTATCTCGGCCTGTCGTTTCTTATCTCGACGTACCTGAGCCACGGTGGAGTGATAAGCCGCTCCATCGCATTCTATCGCCAGTTTCAACTTGGGGATGGCGAAGTCTACATAGTAGGCTCGGCCAGTGTTTCTTCCCGTCCTGGGGATTCGGTATTGAGGGATGGCAGCTATAGCTAAACGCTTAAGAGCACCCGACATGAGCTTCTCTATAAAGCTCGGGGCTACTCTACGCTTCCTGAGGGTAGTAGTACGGTGTTTTAGTGCTGTTTTTGTGCGAGATACAGAGTTGCTAGACTTCTTCTTAGCTCTTTTACTCGCCGGTTTCCTGGTCGTCTTCTTCCGGATCAACGGCTATTTCCAAGGCACAATCACACTGTGGGTGGACTGTGGGAGTCTTCTTTAGTCTTGCTCTGGCAGAAGAAAGATGTTCAAATCCTGGCTGTTCTAGGCAGTCATCACATGCATCAGCTTCAGCTACAACATCTAGATCTATACCAGCTGCATAGGCCGCAGAGGCATATCCAAACCAGAATGCTTGTGGACATTCTGTGTTGGCGATGAGGGTCAGACGATAAGACTGGGCTTCAAAAATAGCCTTAACTTTCTCGGCTAGGGCAGTCTCATCCGTGGCCTTCTTGATAGCAGTTAGGGTAGGTCTAGCTACATCCCTAACAAGTCTAGCCATCGTCTTTTCATTGAATTCTTCTAGAGCTTTACGTTCATTAAGCCAGAAGTCTTCTACTGGGGAGATAATCAATCCGCGCTCTAATGCTTGGGTTGAGAATGCCGTAGAGCCCTCACGGTACGCTGGCATAAGGTACGAACGAGAGACAGAAGTCAGACGATCTTCAATAAGATTGAAGAGTAGCTCTGCGAGCTTAGGTTCAGTCTTATTGATATCTCTCATATAGACTATGCCCTGCTCTATAGCGCCGCCTTGCAGATCCTTATAAAGCTCCCTGATAGCAGTCTCGAAGCGAGAAACTGTCGTAAGGAAGTCTACACTATGAGAGGTAACAGACTCCGATATGTGAAGTTCTGTACTTCTCTTAGGGCCCGATTTCTTGCCATGCTGATTAGCTGGACGGTTCTTATTGTCGGTGCCTTTGCTAGGTCCCGACTTAACAGAGAGTGGGCGTCCCATAGGCTTCTTGATCTGAACAGTCTTCTTGACTGATCTCTTGCCGCCACCAGTAGTAACATGATGAGTTTTCGTAGTTGTAGTGTGGGGCCCATCATTTTGAGGAGGCGGAGTGTTCTTGATTTGATCAGTATCAGCCTTGGTATTATCAGTAGCTGCTTTGACATTATCCACTTCAGCCTTGGCTTGTGCGATAGCTGTTTTATGAGCTTCAAGCTTGAGCTTACCATGCTCATCGAGATCGATAAGGCCGGTATCTTTGACGATAGCCTGTGGTATAAGTACCTTGATAAGGTAACTATCTTCCCATTCGGTATCTGTGAATTTCTGTCTGCCAAGCATAATACGAGCTTCACTAATGGTGATTAGATTGGCTTGTACGAGTCCCATGATGTGGGTCTCTCGCTTGATCTTTGATTCTACTTCGATCTCTTCGAAGACCATCTTGGCATCATTCTTAACATCGTCGAAGAACGAATAGCCCGCTTCTCTTAAGAGCTCTTGGTAAATCTCATCTGAGATAGCGCGAGACATGATGTTCTGGAAATGCTTGATCTGGTCATGCATTTCTGTAGTCATGGCGTCTGCGGTGCTACGTGATGCAGAGTCTCCGCGTCCCATAGATACTGCGGGTACCTGTAGGCCCGTGAAAGTTCTATCTTCAAAGTGCTTCAGGTATGGGCTAAGATCAATAGCTGCACCTTGTGCTCCTACTACCTCAAACTTGACCTTTTCATTGGTAACAAGAGTTGCATCAGGAGGAGCCTCGCCTACTAGTCTACGATAGTAGATTAGGTCTTCTTCAGTTGCCTGGAAGCCCGGCTTCATATCACCAATACGGACCTGGGTGAATGGGAAGGCGTATCTGAAAGCTAGTCTGCTAGCATGATCTTCAATAAGGCGAAGCATGCGAATATCATCGATGACTGCACCCAGGAACGGAGTACCGTAGGCGAAGTTATCTTCTCTGTCGATGACAATATGTACGATCTCAGATGGATCATATACTCTGATCTGCTTGAGATCAGTCGGTCTCTTCCGGGCATAGAGTGGCCATTGTTCATAGCGAACAACGTTACCGAATCTATCTCTAAAGATATGCATTGTGGCTGGATGAATAAGATCATATCCAGCTATAGGATCTCTACTCACCAGCTTTTTGTTCTTCATAATAGGCAAGCCCTTGATAGACTTTAACCTCTTGGGAAGAACCTTATCTGGGTAGTCGAACCTAATCTTTTGAACATAGACATTGGCATAAGCCACTAGGTCATAGGCTATACGATGGAAGAAGTTATCGGTGTTCTCTCCCATAGATTCTGAAACGAATCTTAAACGTAGCTGAAGATAGTCTATAAGATCCTTCTTAAGACTATGGACCTGATAACCACGAAGGAAGATAGAGTTTACATACTTACTAACGGCGGTCTTAACATATCCATCTTGGGCCACGGCCTGCATGATGGCATAGAAGTCCGTACTGTGCTTCTCTTCTATCTCTTTGCGCTTATTGTACTGATCCCATAAAGACCTGCTGGGAGAGATCTGATCACTCTTAGTTGGTACTATACGTGGGGACGTAAACTCAAACCAGGCAGGTAGTTCGCTGCTCTGGTTTTGAGATGGACTAAATTCCCTTTGCAGGAACTCCATGGGTTACCCCTTAAGCTGAGGCTACGTTCTCTTCCATTAGGATTGGGTAGTCACCAATCCGCCTTACGTATAGTCCACCATTCTCTAGACCCAGTTCGATCAAGCTATCTTGATCTACACTACGGTTAATGATCTGCTTGGCCAGTGGCTGTTCTATAATTTTGATAAGTGTCCTCTTGAGTTCACGAGCTCCGTACTCTTTGCTAAAGCCTGTGTTCAAGATGTGAGAGTACATCTCGGGAGAGAACTCTGCACGGATGTAATGCTTGGAGAGTCGGGCGTTCAACTCTCCAAGCATATTGTTAAGGATCATACCCTGCTGGTCCTTGCTAAGGGGAGAGTAATGAACTACTCCCGTTAGGCGATTAAGGAATTCCGGCTTGAAATTCTTCTTAAGAGCTTCAGAGACTTGTGCCTCTACTCTCTTGATGTTTTCGCGGTTCCCGGCAGCTCTGAATCCTATATCTGTTTTATCTGAGTAAAAGTCTGCGCCCACGTTGCTAGTCATAAAGATTAGGCAACGTGAAAAGTCCATTACATTTCCCTTGGCATCCGTTAGTCTAGCTGCATCTAATACTTGTAGCCAGCTATCGAAGAATTTCCTATTTGCCTTTTCGATCTCGTCAAGTAGAAGGATAAAGCCATTCTCTTTATTCGGGATATCATTATATAGGCGGGCGAGCATAGAAGGGCTATCAGAACCGATATACCCTGGTGCTGCCCCGAAGATCTTTGATACGTCTTGTTCTAGAGAGAACTCCGAACAGTCAAGCCGTATAAATGATTCCTTGGGGAGAAGGTTAGAAGCAAGAGTCTCTACCGAATAGGTTTTACCAGATCCTGTTGGGCCAATCAACATGAATGACCCAATTGGATGCTTCTGATCGTGTAGACCAGCATGGTACCTTTCTAAAGATCCCATGATTGTGTCTATAGCGACAGACTGCCCTATGATGGAGCTTTCTAGACCGCTTCTTAATACTTCAAGCCGATTCGCTAACTGTTGATACGAATGATCGACCATGATGTACCCTATATCCTGGAGTTAAGAGCTTGCTAGTTGTTTAGGCTCTTAAAGAAGCGAGCTTTCTTGCTTTACGTCGAGAAGAATCAGCAAATCCGGTTCCCTTACACTGAGGGCAGAATGGCTCCGGAGATAGAAGACTGATATTGTGACCAGTTCCATCGCATCTATTGCAAGAGAGATTGGGAGGAACAGCAGCTGGTCTTAAGATTGCTTCTAATTCACTTACTCGGGTATTGATTGAAATCATCGTACAGGTAACTGTATCCTATAAACCCCATTGATTGGAACAACAGGGAGAATCTCAGGCTTGATGGTATTGAACTCTATATCGAAGTGAACTGCTGTAGCACCCAGTGGGCTAGCTCCAAGACCTGCTTCGGCTGGATAGCCGATATAGGAATGGAATGTTCCTGTATAGAGTCCCCAACGCTGCTTATGAGCCCGCTGGTTGTTTGGAAGAATAGTATCATCTACGCGCTGGATGATATCTAACTGGTGGTTGTGTCCACAAGTGATAATATCAGCAGATGGGAACTTGGTGAGCATAGAGTCCATCTTGTTCCTACGAGCACCGGCTGAGCTACCGGCATTGAAGCCGTGGAGATTGTAGGAGAGATAGCTAGCATCACCACAATGTAGACGAGTGTAGCCCTCAGTATATAGATAGTTCACGTCTAAGACGCGGGCCATCCACTGAGCTCCATCTACGATGTTCTTAGTGGCACGGTCTAGGCGATCCTCGTGATTACCCTTGATAACCCATAGTATCTTATTAGCCTTAGCCAGCGGCATAAGATCTGCAGTGGCTAGAGTGAACTGCTCCTGGATCGTCATGGCCTGTTCAGCCATAACACCTACACTATGAGCTGTGAGAACGTCAACTAGATCGCCTTGGAAAGCGATATATGTGTCGGGAGCTTGTAGGACATATTCTAGGAGTTCTTTGAAGGCTCTGTAGGTGCAGGCATCGGTACCGATATGTACATCACCCGCATGTATGATTGTTACATGCTTGCCATGCCTAGGCCTTGGAAGACTAATATCGCAGACCTCTGGCATCTGTAGCTTGTACAGACGAGCATTATACTCAGACCTGATCTCATCAGCAGACTTCATTCTCCGAGAGTCGGAGAACTTATTACCCTGAGGACCTGGAGTAGTAAAATAACCAGCAACAGGAGATGCCGTGGTGATGATCTGACTATATCCGCTGGTAAATGGGGCATTCGTAGTAAATGGTGTTGCCGTGCTCGCTGTCATCGGCGGCATAGTGCCGTGAATGAGCCATGGATTGTCATCACTAACGGAGACATGCCAGTTAGCTCCATCTACGTCTATAACCTTATAAGATCCAGGATTTTGGTTAGTTACTCCATTGGAGTAATCGTCAAATTCAGATAGATCTATTTTGATTGCATTAGCTGGATCGTGGGCTTCACATAGGACTGGTCTTAGCTCTTTGCTGAAATGCTTGGGATACTGGAATGAATCTCCGCAATCGGTGCAAAAGCCTGTCTTAAATTCAACGTGACCCTTTTTAAGGGTTGGATCTGGGCTGTTCAGGAAACGCCTCCGTCTGAGCCTGTAAGGGCTAGAATATTGGTAGCGAGACTACTTGCAACCTGACCGGGAGTACCAGTTAGGTTCAGTCCCCATGTATTCGTTGTTAAGGTACTGAGATTAGTTCCGGGAGGAGCAGAGGACTTGGCCTGAGATGGTAGCTTGGGGAGTATCTGTAAGAGACTCCTACTAACTACCTGATCGGCTATGCCAACCGCTATGGATTCCCAGTTGATTTGATTCCCATTGAGAAGCTCAAGAGCTTCTATGAGAAGATCTACAGTCTTAACGAGATTCCTAAGGTTATTGTTCTGGGCGTTCTTATCTATAGATACGTTAGTTAGATTGTTATGTAAGGCCGTATGCCTATACATATCCAACATATGAGATTCGAACTTCCCGACAACTCCATTAAGAAGTATAGTGAGCTTATCGGCAAAGTCATCCATAACTTTAGCCCCCGCCCCACCGAATGCTTGATCCAGCTTGCGGATGAGTCCCACTATAGGTGCCATTAGCATGCTCTCAAGGTGAGCATAGATATTGGCGGCTTCTCCTAGGACTTCTAGGAGTAGATTTTCAATAAGTTGATCTAGACGCTGTTCTATTCCTGCAAGACTGATATATGTTATGTCATTCTGTACAATAAATAGGGTCTTGAGAGTGCGTAGAACAGTGATAATCTCTGCTAGATCTACCTTATTAGAGCTTCCAGGTGCAGTGGCTACTACTCCCGATAACTGGCTAATGAGTTCCCCGGCCATTGGGGCTGCAAGTGCCTGGGAGTTAACTGCCGACTGAATATTATTAGTTACAGAGAATAGATCACTAACCTGAGAACTAAGAGTACTGCCAACCTTCATGTAGCCGACGATCTGCTCTAGTGGTATGTCATAGTTCTCTTGTGATGCCCCTGCTACGAGAGTGCCCGGAGAAGCATCTTCACTATTCAAGATACCATAAGCAGAAAGGGCCATTAGGCCGGTGAGATTGTTTTGTATCGCTGGTAGATAGTACTTGTTTATCCGCCAGAGGTTGAAATATAAGGAACCAGCGATACTACCGTCAATTCCATATTGGCTTCTGGACCATAGCTTCTTAATAGCTGAACTGGCTGGATTTTCGGGATGCTCATAGGAATCCAAAGCATCGGCAAAGTTAATATAGTCCCGGTTTAGAATAGACCTCACGGCCTGCTGTACATCAGAACCGAGCGTATCTCCAGCTATCGGAATCTGAATATTAACTAGTGATCGACCATATAATGGCAATACTTCATTCATCCAACTCTGAAGTGATAGTAGATCATTCTGTGTAGCAAGAAGCTCTAGTATATAGTCTTGGACTATATGATTTGGAGCCTGCTGAATAGTCTGCTGAACATCATCTGTGCCTGGAATTGCTCTAGGCCGTTGAATAGATAAGTTTGGCCTATAGTCAAGAACATCCTTAGCTTCAGTAGTTAAGGCATCGATATCGGCTTGGTCAGCCATTAGAACTTCCTGCGGGAGAAGCTAGGACTGCCGCCCCGCATAAAATATGAAGCCTGCTTCTTCGTATCGAACTGAGATTCAGTAGGAACGCCTGGAGAAGACTGTATCAGATCTTTCTTGATAAACCCGCTGCGAGCAAGCATTATATCTTCTTCAGCATCTTCCTTCTTTATCTCGCTGTGCATGGCAAAGAAGTCTGGACGTCCTGTACTGTCTCTCTTAGCATGGAGTTCCATATAGCGTTGCCCAAGAGGCTTCTCAATGAACATCTTCTGAAACTCAGCAATAAGTTTCTTGCCGAACTGCTCATACAGGCCGAAGACTGCCAAGCAGAAAGCGTCCACGGCATGTTCATTGACTGAACTATACTTGGGCTCTCCATTGGCAGTGATCTTTTCGACAATATAGTTAACAAGCTGAGTCTTGAGGATATCATCAAACGGATTGAGGATAACTTCTTCATCATCGAACTTGTTACGAGCACGGTTAACCATCTCAGGCTTGATACGTACCTTGATGGGTTGCTTAGTAACTGGATCCATCTTCTCATAGCCTTGCGAGAAGCTAATAGGAATGATCTTCTTGTCTAAGCCTTCGGCGGCAGAACCTTCTTCGGCCTCAAGTCCCATGAGCTGAAGGGTTTCTATTTGATGTTCACCATATCCACGGTCTACATAGAAGAAGTCGGGAGAGAAGTCCTTATTAATCCTGACGAGCTCCTTAACTGCATTGGTAAGAGAGAACTTAGATCTTGGAATCTCCTGACGGGCGATAACCTTGATATAATTGAAAGGCTGCTCAATAGCTCTTGTATATTCGCTACTAGTGCTTGGGCGAGCTCTCTCTGCTTCAATGATAAGAATCTGTGGACCGGCCTGATATTTATCCCAGTCTACGCCTACGATACGGAATGTATCTGGCGACTTAGGAAGTGACTTGGCGTAACCATAGTGTGGCCACTTGACCGAGATCATATGACCGCTAATAGGATCGCGATAAGGATATCCACCCTCACCTCTCTCCATAGCTCTATCAATAGATTCCTTATCGAATACGCCTGTCGCTTCATCTCCGAATTCAGCCAAGAACTCACGACGATAACCGTCAGGAGAGTAGACCTTGCGCATTTCTTGATCGATAGTGTCATTCCACTCAGGGTTAGCTTCCCAACAGGTCTTATGGAATGACTTCCATCCAAGAGGTGGATCCGTACAGAGACGATAGAACATGTTTCTCTTACCTGTTGGGGTAGAGGTCATAATGACTTCCATCGTTGGATTCTGCGCTGGAAGAGCCAGGATCGATTCCAAATCGGAGTCGGTCATGTAATCGCACTCGTCGATATAGATCAAGCCAACGCCGTGACCTTGACCACGAATAGCATCACCCTTGCCGCCAGACTTAGTACCTGCGGTTACGAAATTAATAAAGCCACCGTTGTTCCATACAATCTTATACGGTGACTTGACGTCCTGCTTGATAGAACTGGCGAATACTTCGGGATGGGCATCTATGAACTGCTTGTGCATTGTCTGGTAGATTTCTGCTACCTGACGCTCGATAGGGGCTACGATCAGAACGCCCTTACCCATGACGAAGGACATGTGCAGACACTTGACGATAGCTAGAGCCGTCTTACCTGCACGACGGGATACTCGAATAACTTTCTTAAGACCAGGGGCTTCTACAATCTCTTGCTGCCAAGGACGAGTCATCCAGCCTTCGACAACTGCACGTCTCGTACTAGGATTGCCATAAACGTCTACATACTCTTCTAGTGCGATCTTAGGCGGGAACATAGACTCGGCCCATAAGAGCGGAGACTTAAAGATCTGAGTGAGAGTAGATTGCTCCGCCTTGCTGAATCCAGCAGCAAAGTCTTTTTTAATAGCCAGGGAATAAACTCAATCCTTGAGTTCTAGTCTTAATAGCCTCTACGACGATTATTGATTGAATGAACTCCATATGCACCAGCACCAATTCCAAGAGCGTAATTTCTCATGGTAGTACCTCTCATGGTAGATATTTTGCCAAGTACTTTTCCTCTTAAGTCAGTAGCTCTCATCCCCATTGATGGTTTTGTGAACTTGGGATCCATTACTTGCTTGGCTAAACCGGCAGATATCGCCCTATGTTGATTCTTAGCGTAGTTTCTTATCTGATTGGGCAATCCCATAAAATCTCTACGAGCTTGTCCTAATCCGATATTATTATAAAGACTTTTGCCAGCTGCTACTTGCTCGCTACCCTTTGCAGATAGTCCAGATATAGCTCCAAGTACCTTGCCGTATAGTGTGGTATCGGCCATTTATTTCCCCTTATCTGAAGCGAGGCGCATAAATGCCCGCTTCATTTCCTAAAACGTTTCTTGCAGAAATCTGAGAGTTAGCTATAGCACCGAGGGCACGTTGTCTACTAGTGGCGGCTTGCTGGGAATCTGGTTGACTGTTGAATGGAGACATCGGCATCATCTGCTTCTGTCTCATGCCGACTTTATTTGCTATGGCCTGATGCATGATCGGCAGCATAGGGGCTAGAGATAGAGCAATAGCCGGGAGCATGAACTCATTCATAATAATAGTTGTTCCCACGGCATGTATAGCGGAGAATACTCCACCCTTACCTTTTTCTCTATCGTCCTTGTAGGTAGAGTAAGTTAATCCAGCATTAAGAGCTGTTTCAACAACTCCCATACCTATTGCGCCGATACCGGCTTTCTTTAATAGACCAGAATAGAAAGGCATTATCTTAACCTATTCAAAGCGAAGACTAGGTCTCCACTTGCTCCCAGATTATAGTTACTTGCTCCGCTAGACCCCGGTACCTGTCCTTGAGTAGATGGACCTGCTGGAACGGATTGGGCAGCGCGTCCAGAATATCCGAATATAAGGGATCCACCAACTACAGCCGCTGTAGTCATAGCCCAGTGATCTCGCGCTACAGCTGCGATCCCGGCGACGTTCATCATATTGCGAGCAGTGCCAGAAAAGACATCAGCTGTGGTACGAGTGCTAAAGGCACCGGCAGTCTTTGCTCCCGATATTACTTTACTGAATAGACCAGCCATTAATGTCTCCTACTACTGGGCATCGTAGTGGTAGCCTTACTCTTATGGTTCTGGTAGATACCTGCAGCAGTTGCTGCAAGAGCTACTTGGTGTGGGCCAGCTACAATTAAGTGTCCTACTCCAAGAGCTTGCTCCCAGGTCTTGTCATGCTTACCGGTCTTGATCATCATGCCAATCGCTTGTGAGCGGAAGAGTTCATTCGCAAGACTGGCGGCATCACCGGCGACTCCCGCTGCTCCTTGTACCATTCCTGATACATCAAGATCTTTAGGATGTCCAGTTAGGGCGGTAGCTCTAACAATCAGCGGATCTATATGAGATGCAGCAAAACCTCCAGCATGTCGTTGGACGTATTGTTTACTGGATTGTATATTGCTATAGAGAGCATCTGATCGTGGAGCAAGCCACTTGCCAGCGGCTCCAATACCATGAGTAGTCTTGGATAAGGTCTTAGTAGCGAACTCACCTACTCCGGCGAATCTTCCACGAAGACTGGCAAGTCCTAGAAGAGTACCAGCCATGATAGATGTTGGAGCGGCAACAAGCGCTACATCTCCGAGAGCACGAGCATTTTGTCTCATATCGGAGTTGTGAGCTTGGTGTATACCATAGAGACCTGCTGCAGTTCCACCAATGAGACCGCCCAGGGTTGCTTTAGCAAGTCCACCTCTCATGCCGAGTAGCATACCAGCTACACCACCGGCCCAGGAATAGGTCAGAGCTTTAGCTCTTGGATCCTGTGCTTCTCTTTTATCTGGGGCTGTGATAGTTCTATTCAACATATGCGCAAACGGATTGTTTAACATATTATAGAAGATACCACCAGCTGCTGGAGAGCCTATGCCAGTCATATCCCTACGCTGCTGTCCCGCAGCTCCCTTGTTATTGAAACCGGAGAGGGGGTTAAGGCGAGAGTCCGGTATCTGGGCCTGAGATTGCTGCAGTGCTACATTTCTCTTATTAACATAGCTCTTAGCGGCCTGCCAGTTCATATAATCATGACCGGCAATAGTTCCACCAACTGCTGCGCCTGTTACACTAAGGGCAGCGATACCAGCATGTGCTAGACCTTCGTACTGACTAAAGCGCTTCTTGAAGTACCTAGAGTTGAGAAAGGCAATACCGGCGAGGTCATCGATCAGACCTATGCCGACATCTCTTGTAAGATCTAGTCCGAAGTGTCCGAAGGTAGCCTTTTGCTGGGCATCAGAGAGATTATCTGGTTGACGAGCCTCATGAGCTGTGCCGACGACAATACCATAGCCTGCCGCTGCTGCAGCTAAGCCGGAGATGACCTTCTTGGCTACTGGATTCATTCTTCAGATTCGTACGTAATGACATCATCCACTGGGTGATTC